ATTGATGGTCTCGTCGTCATAGACCACAAAGCATTTGCCACCTGCCATTTCAATCTCCTTCATACATTTGAGTTGCAAGGCGGTGGGCTTCTTAGTCCTGTCCGCCTTACACTCTATCCCAATAAACTGCCCTTCTAGAATAGCTACTCTATCGGGAACACCTGCACGACCAAACGGTCCTGCTTGTGGGGAATAAAACCAAACCTTCTCAGACTTTAACATCTTGTCAAGTTTATTTTTTATTTTCCCTTCGGGTGTAGTAGCCATTATAGTTATCCTTACAGATATGTCAAGTACTATATCTTAGCATACTCACACATATTCTGTGCAGGGCAGAACCTACATAGACCACTAGGTCTAGCAGGCCAGTTCTCAGTCTCAACAGACTGGTTGATACGCTCTATCCGTGCCAACATATCCGCCCACATAAGATTAGTCTTGTCCACAGTGAACACTTCTGCGTCCATGCTAAGGTCTTTTAACCATACGAAACAAGACTTGACAGACTTAATCTCAGGGAAATGTTTGAATACTTGTAGTGCGAATAGTTGTAGCTGTGTAAAGTCAGGTCTTCGTTTACCTGTCTTCCAATCCATAACCACTGCCGTGTCATCATGCAAGATGAGTACGTCGAGTATGGACCGTAGCCAAGCGTCATCACCCCACCAACTTGTTGGTGTAAGGTTTTCATTTAGACAGAGCTGACGCTCAGCGTGTAGTTCACCACCGCTAGCCATACGTTCTATCGCTTCGCATAAGACTTCGTACTGTTTAGTCTCATCAGTCAGTGGTTTGTTATTGATTAGTCTGTGTTCTAAGTCCGAGTGAATACGCTCACCATAACGAGTTGCTTCACTGCCTTCGTCCTTAATCTCTTTCATAATGCGTTGATGGTAGTACCGCTTCGGGCAGTTCTCATACATCTTGATAGAAGAATAGGAGTGCGTCAGTTTAATATCAGTCATGGTTATTCACCCGATGCTCGACGCAGAACATCGTGCTTTAATGTTTCAAGGAAACCTACTAGACCAACAGTATCATCTATCTTAGTAGAAAACCTTACATACTGACCCTTCACTTTAATAAGCATAACTAGGTCACCTAAGTCTTCGTCCTTTGCAGATGAGACAGTTTCTGTAAGTTCTTTGATTACCTTCAAGGTACTTTCTTTCTTACTCATTTTGCCTCTCCATAGTTTGTGCCGACACCAAGTTCGCAAGCGACAGGTAAATCTTTCGCCCAGCTGGGAGGTGTAGACATTTTCTTGAGAACAAGTTCCTGTGCGTCAGATGATTCTTCACCGGGGACATTGATGATAATCTCATCATGTACCTGAAAAGCGACAGGGTAATGCTTACCAACTGAAGCCATCTGTTCAGATATAACTATACGAGCCAACGCTTGTACTATGTTCTCTGTTACTTTACCACCGTATATCTTTGTCCAATCTACCTTAACTTCCTCGCCTGACATAATTCTTTTTTGTGCCAACTTGCGGAAAGTTCTAGCGTCAGAGATATACTCATACCCATCAGCACCACTACGCAGTGCCGCATACTTTATATATAGACCGTTCGGCAGACGCAGTCCGTCACCGTCGTAACTCACAACATCACACAACTGACCTGCTCTACCTGCTATCATTTCACCTAGCGCGTGGTTGCATCTATTCCAGAAGGACGCAATCTTGTGGTTCTTTCTTCTATATAACTGTACGATACGCTGTGCTTCGTTCTCATCTATGTTGACTGAGATACCACCCATGCCTAACGCCAGTGTATTTCTAAACTTGACATGACCCATGCCATAACCTAGTCCAAGTATGCAGGTCTTGCCAACAAACCTTTCAACTTTGTCATCTTTAGTTACTAGTCTACCATAGACTTCAGAAGCAAACTCACTATATACATCTCGTCCTTCACGGAATGCTTCTAGTAAATCCTGTTGTCCTGATACATAAGCAACCATCCGTGCTTCGATTTGTGATGAGTCACAAGCAATCAACACATTACCTAATGGTGCAGACAACGCACTACGGATAGCACCGTTGCGTGGTAAGTTCTGTAAGTTCAGTTTGTCACCACCGCTAAACCTACCTGTATGTGCTCCATAATAGTTAAGCATGATAGGCAGTCGCCCACGCTTCGCTACCTTTATTAAGTTCTCCGTGCGTGTCTCTTCTATTGTGGACTTCGTCCCGAGCCTCGCCGCCACCAAGTTCTGCACGGCAGGGTTAGGATGCTCCAACAAGTTTGTGAATGCTTTGTCCGTCTTAGCGAACGCATAGGTTTCTTTACCTGTACGCAGACTAGTCTTCATCGGTGGTTCAACACCAACAGTCTGTAGTAGTTTGGCAAAGATTTGATTAGACATCAGAGCCTTCTTGACTTTCTCCTGACTCAATCCCTTGAGTGCTAGGTCATCAATAAGTTTCTGTTTGTTTGCTTTGACTTGCTCGAGGTGGTCTTCCAACACTTCAACATTTAGTTCGATGGTTGGTTCTGTATACATCCTCATCGTCTGGTCAATGACTGCCATCTCGGATGGAGGAAACTTCTTAGCAAGTAACTTGAATAGTTTATATGTAAGGTCTACATCGTTGACGCAGTAACTAGCATACCTGTCAAGTTCTTCTGGTGTGAAATCCTTTCGGTGTTTGCCCAAAGCATTAACAACCTCATCACCTTTCTGACCAATACCATAGTGTTTTGCCAAGGCTTTAAGCGAACCACCTACTGTTGAGTTGTGGAATGGTCTAGCCATAGACAGAGTATCAAGCCACAGTTTAGGTTTGATACCGTAGTGCCACGATAAGATAGCACCATCGAACACACAGTTGTGTGCCAGTATTGCTTTGTCAGAGTAGTCGAGGGAGCGTAGGAACTTACCTACATCCTCCCCCGAATACCAATCAGTAGGGTGGTCGTTAACCTTGATACCTACACCAATAACTTCGAACCTATCATCCCGAATGTATGCCTCTGTTGTCATCTTAGACAGCGAGAACTCACGGTCATAATATGTTTCAAAGTCAATGGTTACTATATCCATACCCTACCCCTTCTTGTTTCCTTCTGCTGCGAGTGATGCGTACCCACACATGTCAACATAGTTGTCTATGTTTGATGGGTTTTCCCTCGTGCGTGCTACCTTCAACAACATCAGCATTACAGGGATATACTCAGCAGGAATATAATACCCAAGGTAACTAGACCATAGACCACTAATTGTTTTGAAGTTGGCACTCGCGTCTCCGTGTTCTTTCTCACGGTCTTGCGAGACGATTTGTTCTGCGGTGAAGAGGACTTCGCTGCGAAACCTAGGCGACTTCTTAGTCGCCACCTCCTTAACATCTTTGATGTTAGCCACAACACTATGTGCATACTGCACGGTACAACCCACTGCCTTCGCTACTTCTTTTGATGTTGCATTGGGATTCTTAGTTTTGTAAGCGATTGCTTTGTCTCGCTTAGTGACTTTCTTTCTGCTCATTTGTATCTCCATAGATAGAATAAACTTCCACACCTTTACCACAATGTAAAGAACATTGGTTACATGCAAGAACTGCTTGCTCTGCATTTGCCCCCATTGCTAACGCACCGAATGCGAAATCTTTACCGTGTCCAAAGGCAACTCTCTCATGTCCGTAGCACACAGGGTATGGTGTACCCTCATACAACCACAGACCATTCTCATCGATAACAATAAGTTGTGACTTGTTTGCGTCCGATGGGAACTCCTCTGGTACTGCACCGTTGATATACCACTCACGCATATTTAATATGTCGCGTAGTAGTCCTACCCCCGATACAATACCTATCTTGTTGTTGTCGTTTGTGACATACCAAGCCTTCGATGACACCCATGTAGCACTGCCATCGTTAGCCTGAATGTCTGTTGCTAGACTTAATCCGTCCCAAACTAATACAGTCATATTAAGATGCCTCGCTAAGCGAGACTCCTCCTCTGTATTTCTCAAGATTATCTTCATCGTGTCCTTCTTTCTCGAACACATTGAAGCGTCTACGCATCTCAATACTTACATCGTTCATGACTCTGTCGACACCCTCAATGATTCGTTGTGGTGTGATATGCCCATCAGTATTACCACCCCAGTAGTTAACATTAGATGCTTGCACAAAACCCTTGAGTAATTCTTTGGGGTACTCGTTCTTGCGGATACTATCCTCAAGCAAGTCCAACCATTCTTTGTTAGACCAGTCAGGTTGTTTCCAAGAGTATCGATGTTGACTCTGTCTTTCCTGTTCAATCTCAGCAGCGATAGCGTCTAGTGCATGGACTTTCGCTCGTGCCTTGATACCTTTCTTGAATGCCATCAATGCTCGTCGCCATTCCTTACGCTTCTCTGGTATCTCAATGAACTTGTCATCTGGTCGCTTGTTAAGACATTCATTTGTCAACAAGTTGAACTTGATACCCTCGAAGTATGAAGGACATGCATTCATTACTTTGTTAAACCTAGAATAACTACTTACCTCAGTACCTTCAGGCAGTGGTTCATTTAGTTTCTGTGTTAGTCGCTTGGTATGTTCGATGCGATACAGATTCTTACGATGTCTGTGGAATGCAAACGGAAACCAACGATAGAAAGACGACACATAAGTTTGAGACATACCGATGACATGTCGCTCACTACCAGTAAAGGTAATGATGTTGTCAGGTGTTACCTCTGCTAGTACATTTGTGCCGTACCCATGATTGGTAATCTTGATTGTCTTACCATCGTCCGCCATAAACAGACGGAAGTTTTGGTTAACAGGTTTACCTTTGTCAGGACTTCGGGCAGTTTGAAATGCTGCCAACATTTGTTCATAAGTATTTAGTGACCTATCACTAATCCACCATTCGTACATATATGCCTCCTTACTTAGTTAATTTACTGAATGTAACCTGTGCAGTTAGGTTGCTCAGGTCTGTGTTGATTTCGCTAGCATCTTTCTTCTTACGCTCGACTACTTTCTTGTGTCGTTCCTTTGCATCTTCTGGCACTAAGTCCCACAGTGCAGGCCATGCTTTCAATGCAGGTGCTAGCGTTGCGTATGTGTTAATAACTTCCTTAACACCTTCAACGAATGCTGTTTTCTTATGTATAACTTCGTTGATGCGTTTGTTGTAATCATAGATACTTTGTTTGAGGTCATCCCATCGTTCATCTTCCCACTTTAATCGAAGCGAACGCCAATCAATCTCTGCACCAGTCAACACATCGGGCCATTTAGCGGGCCATTTACGAGCGGATGCAAATTGTAGAGGGAAACCAGATACCTTATACATATTGGCATCCACATCATCTGGTATGCCGACAAACCCACTGAAGTCTATTGATTCTTTCTCTTCCAAGAACCCATTGGGTAGTGCATTCATCTTACCCACCACATCTGCTGTGAAGAACTTGTCATATACCTTGTCAGCAATATCGGGATACGATTTGTTTGCTTGTTCTAATTGTTGTTGAAATAACATCTTTGCATTATGCAGAATGTCATCTTTAAGTTGTTCACTAAATCTTACTGTTGCCATACTTCATCTCCTTCGTTCCATTTAACAATGAGTTCACGAGCATGTGCTTCTGCCATACTCCCTAACTCTCTCTTTATCTTTGCGAATGCTTGCTCATTGGTCATGCCATATGTGCCTAGACAATCAACAAGCATTTGTTCTGCCTCAATCAAGAGGTCTTTGACTTTGCCCATCATTACTCCTTTCCATGTGTCGACACGCACTAACTTGTTCACACTTGATACACAGTTGCTCTACATCAGTAGGCATATCTACCTCCGTGCATATCTTGTGCCACAGTTCGGGCGATACTTCGTCGCGTTTAATTACTACCTTCATGCTGCCTCCATCATTACAACTTCACCGAATGGTGCTTGGTCTGCATGCGTTGATACCCATAGCACTGGGTAGTCAGGTGCATCACCGAAGTCATTGCAGTAGAGGTCAGTCAGAAACACACAAGCGACAGGTTCAATGTCGTGTTCTTCAAGGTAATCAAAGACAGGACTGAATGCTGTGCCACCGCCACCATGCGGTTTGATGTCGAGTTCATCTTCACGTTCATATGATTCGTAGTGTGAAACACTTGAATCAAAGTAAACCACATGAATCTTTGTTGGGTTGTGGTCATCCTTGACCGTTGTAATCTCACTAGCAAACTGATTGATTTCATCTTGACCAATCGAACCAGAGCAGTCGACAGCAAACACCAACTCACCTAGTGTTTCACCACTAGCAGATGGTAGATACAATCCTTGTGAGATAAACCTGCGGTTAGGTCTTGCCCATGAGCGTTCATCATCCTTGCACTTTGTTACAAAGCGTTGCAATACATCACGCCAGTCGACCTTCGGTTGCAATATCTCACCAACAAGTCTCTCGATGTTTGCACTTAGTTTGCCCATCATCTTTGCAGACTGTGCTGCTTGGGCAACTTTAACTTTCCACTCTGC